CGCCGAACATCAGCCACCGCTCGATCTTCTCAAGCAGTTCAAGGGTGCCGTTGCGGTTTTCCTCGGCGACCGGATCCACCTGGGTCCCGCCAAGTTGACCGGTAAGGGTCATCTGGTGGGTAACCCCACGCCGGACACCAAGGTATTTGTTGTAGACGCCGAACCGCTGGTACTTGCTCACGCCGCCGTTGGGCGTGCCGCCTTCCCGGAAACCAGGGGCGCTACGGCCGCCACCGTAAGAACGGCGCCGGTTCCATTCGTAGTACGGCTGCGCGGAAGGCACTTTGCTTAACCAGTTGAACAGTACCAGGTGCTGCTCTTCAAACAGCACGGAAGTCATGGTAGCATCCAGGTTCTGCAGGTTAATGGGTTGATCGGTCATGCCTGTGCCGCTCACGAACTGAGTGGCCAGGGCCTTGGCCAGATCTTCAACTATTTTGTCTGAACTGAACTGGGGGCCAAAGTATTCTTTGCCCAGTTCTTCGTAGCTTTTCACCAGCCGGCGTTCCTGAAAGGCGCCGGGCGGTACCGCTAAAGCTGCCACTATTACCCTCTCCTTTCTACTGCCTTTTTACTGACTCAGGTATGCCTGGCGGATATCTGCCGGCAACATCTGCACAACGTCATCCACCGGGCGAGTGTCCAACAGCGAGAGCCACCGCGGTTCCAGTTTCCCGTCTTCCACGGCTTTTTTAAGGCCGCCCTGAAGCTGGGACTTGGTGATGGTGCCAGCTGCGGCCGGCTTGCGCCCGCTGAAATTGATGTGTACACCCGGGGATGTTGCCCGCACCGGCTGGCTGGCCCATTCCTCCAGGTTCTTCAGAATGGCCTGTTGGCTCTTCATCATAACCATTACAGCCTGTCCTATGGCGGCCACTTTCTCGTTGATATCCACAATGTCGCCGTGGACATTTGACAGGCTCTTACCCAATACGTCGGTCATGTGGGCCAGGGCGTCGGATGCCTCAACTACTTCCTCAAAGCTTTCATTCTCCAGAAGATCCGCATAGAAATCTTCTTGGGTCATGGCCTTGCGTATAGGTTCGGCGTCCTCGTCATCGCGGCCGGATTTGTCAATGGTAGCTTTGCCTTTGGCGCCAGGACCTTTGACGGTGCGCTTGGACTTGGGTTCGGGCGGCACATCGTCCATGTCTTCAATATCTCCACCCATATTGCGCTTCTCATCTTTACCCCGCTCGATTCCGGCCTTCTTGGCGGTCTTGTCCAGGTCTTTGCTGTCCTCATCCTTGGCGTCATCGGCATCATAATCGGGATCGTCGGCGTCGTCTTCATCAACCAGGTCCTTGGGAAGCTTCTTGGCCTTGAAAAGGCCGGTCAGGTTCTCAATGGATTTGGTTAACGACTTGATGATGCCGCCACTCTCATTGCCGCTGTCGCTCAGTTCGGCATCCAGTTCTTCCGCTGCTTTGCGGATGGCTTCATCCTGCTTGCTCACGTTATTCCCTCTCCTTTCTTTTGGCCTTAAACTCCGCAGGTAGCTATGCGCTTGACCAGGGCTTTAGCTACTTCCGGATCCATTCCCTTGCATTTCACCAGGTGCTGGATAGCACCGTAACGGCCTTGCTTGTACCTGCCTTGCTTGTCAAAGCAATCATTCTGGCAGTCACCCCAGAGGACCGACGTAATTTGCCCGTCCAGGTTTTGAAGTTTTATCGGTTGGGCGCTTTCCGTTGACATGGCTTTTCCGAAAAACGACTTCACCAGTTCGGCGTAGGTATACGTATTGATGGGTTGGTGAGTTAATGCCAGGTTGCGCACGACGGCTTTCTCGATTCGCTTGCCCCGGCGAGACAGTATACCTCCTTCCACAGACCAACCCAAACGCCGCTTGGAATATGGACCCGCTTTTTCCATGGATTCGATCAGGCTCCATGTTGCGTCGGCCCGGGGATGCCCCTCGTAAAGAAATCCTTTGACCCATAATCCCTGTGGCTTTATTTCCACCTCAAGCGGTTCGCCGATGATATTCTCTGGCCCGGGTTGGTGATCCCAGTTGATAAAACCTTCCTTCTCCAGCGGATCATAGATGAGCCCCTTCTGGATCACGATCTCTTTTTGCAGGTCCTCCTCTTCAGTGGAGGCAATGCCCTGGACCAGGCGTGCCGGTCCGTCACCTGATTGACTCTTTTGTAGTGGGAACCATAACCGAAAAGGATGCTCCTCCATGCCTACACCACCCCGCGCCTGCTCCATGCGTAGTTTACATCTTGAGCAGCGGCAGCATTGTTCGTCACACGGATGGTGAAGCCGGTCGGAGTAATCCCGGCTGTGACCACGGCGACTGCGGCATCAGGCGTGCCTGTGGACACCTGCGGGAATTCCGCCAGTCCCAGGGCGTCATGAGCGATACTGACATCCACCGATGCTCCCGCCCCAACCCCTGCCGCTGTACCGTTACCGCTGCGGGTAACAGTCTTCAGGGCGCGCTCCTCTACTGAATCGTCATCCAGGCCGGTGCCTTCCTGGATCTTCTTGATGGTTGTACCCAGCTTGACTTCTTTAGTAGCCGGACTTTCATCATTGAGTAATCTCTCTTCTTTGGAGGTGAGACTCACCAAATACCCCTCCTTTCCCTGATCATTTCGCCCGAAATGAGAAAAGCCGACCGTCGGACGGGTTGCCCCGTTTCCGATAGCCGGCTTATGCTCCTCCGGTCATTCGACCAAGCCTGTGCCGCTATACTGATTTTAGCCTAGCAGGGAAGGATAAAATTAGCAAGTAGATGGTGCTAATGTCCCGCTAAGACAGCAGCTTATAACATTATCCTTGGCTCAATTTTTAATGTTAAGCGTGGAAAGCCGCCGTGTTCTGCTGCTTCATCCGGAAAACTATGAAGCAATTTAAAAAGAAGTAAATTCTTCAAAGACCAGCCACACCGTTGTTCCCATGCCAGCAGGGCATTATTAATAGTGTGTTTTATTGCCGCTTTGCATATGGGTGAATTAGGTTCGCCTATAAATTTTTCCAACATGTTCGGCATATCCAGTTCCTTGTGCATGAAGGCAGCGAACTCGGAGTAAATCTGGTCGAATTTTTCGCGATCTTCCGGTGGCACCAGATAAATGGCATCGGCATTAAGGAATCCAATATTTATATCGCTATATTCACCTTCGATAAACACTTCGCAATATTTCTCCACCAACATGGGTAAAATAGTATTCGCAGTTACCCAGTTTGGAAAGTTAGGATTTTGACTCACGATATCAACTCCTTTATGAGCTTTTTACCGGCCATGCCCCGTTTTATTCTCTTCTTTCAGGCGATCTCTGGCAACCTTTTCTTCAATCGCTGTTGTGATATAGTCATTCAGACTTACCCCCGCTGCCTTTGCCGCTTCCTCATAAACCGCCTTGCGGCCCTTTTTAACATATGGGTAAAGCCTGTCATAATTTGTAGCGTTATATTTATTTTTGGCCCTAGTTGCCGCCTTGCTTGTTTTCCCCATGATTTTACACCCTTTCTTTGGCTTTATTATAGACTCTCCTTTGCACCTCACGCAAGTATATTTTAACGTGAGTATATTTTTTAAAAAACTTCTCCCTTGCCTATTTACAATATACTCACGCGAGTATATAATATTAGACAAACGAAGCGAAACAATAAAAGGAGGAGCCTGAAATGAAGCACGTCACATTCGCAGAATATCAAGAAGCTAAAAATGAAATCATCGGCGGCGTTGAGTACAAAGAATATTCCACGCTGAAAGACGGCGGCGTTATCAACAAGCAGTATGCGACGGAGCATAACGGCACGTTTTACGAAGTGAACGACGGCGGGCGCGTCGAGTTTTGGAGCGACAAGCACCCCGAAAGCCGCATTTACGACGAAAACGAAGGGGCGGCACCCACCACCCCGCCAGCGTTCGGAAGGACGCTTGCACAAAAGATCAGAGAAACAGCAGACAGCACAAAATTGACAGACTTTGAAAAATTCATCCTTGATCGCGGGTGGGAGTTTGAAACAGAGGAAGCATTAAAAGCGGGCTATGATCGGCTTTGGAAGTGCAGGCACGATATTTTAATCACCGAGGAAGAATTTGTGATTGAGGCGGGCAAAAATTACAATGCCGAAACCATAAAGGCCGTTTATGCCGCACTTTCGGAACTTGTCAATCAAAAAAAGCTTCGCGCTTCCGAGGTTTACAGTTATGCGCACTTTAAATGGTGCTTACGCGACGCAAAAGCGGTTGTTGCATATCAAGTGGGCCGCGACAGATGGGAAGTAAACAATTGCGAAACCGAGATTTCGGAGGACGAAGCGAAGATTGCCGTTAATAGCGAATGGGGATTTGAAGCAAGCCGCATTCGGATAATCGGGACGCCATACTACGACGCAACAGATTATCAATTTATCCGTTTTGATTGTGCACACATGACTTGGTTGTGGAAAAATGGAAATTTATATCAAGTCTACGCATAAACAGCAGACCGGAGCGGGCGGCGACATGCCGCCCTGGCAGAAAGGATGGAGGTAGATTTCATGAATTACACAGAAGCCTGTAAAAAATTCAGAATGACTGGCTGCAGTAGAAGAACTGTAACCCTAACTCCAGATGGCACAAGTTTTAAAATGAAATGGGAAGAGCCACGTTTGGTTACTGTTCAGGGCAACTCTGATGTGGTAATGATACCTCAATATGCATCTGCAAAACTCCGTAAGAAAGACAAAGAAGTGATAATAAGAGGGATGAAAGACAACATCGCAAATTATTTCTTAGAGGCACATACCGAATGGGAGCGTGCTGGCTACCCAAAAGAGTTTAAGATAATCTTGTAACCAGGATAGCTCCGGTCATCCATTAAAGCAAAGGAGTGAAACCGGTGCTTTTAAAAGTTCTCTTCACTTTTAAGCATGCATATGGAGTTGGCGAAAGACTTGAACCTAAAAACATAGTTGCTATCCGTGCAATTAAGTGGGAAGGCGCAGGAGATGCAACAATAAGCTTCCAGGGCAAAGATGAAGAAGGTATTTGGTATTCATTTTTCAAGAAAGACAACAAAAATATTAAACTACCAAAAGCGACGGATTTTAAGCACTGGCAAAGAATACTTGTAGACGTTCGCGGAATACGGGGCATTTATAAGCTGGTGTCGGAGGAAATGCTAGTCTAAATTTAGTATCACAGTAGGCGAACATATAATTCTGAAGGAGGCTGATTAACCTATGAAAACATGGTGTCCAATAGCTGAAGATTTGCTTAAGATGGATGAGTGTACCGAGTGTTATTACCACGAGGAAAATAAATGCACTTACAGATCATCACATGGGCAGCCTTTGCCGATAAAGGTTCCCGATAACCGCTGATGTGCTCAGCGGTTTTTATTTCGCACGAAATGCAAGACCTGTGGTAGCGCCCAGCGGAAGGGCAAAAATAAAAACCCCGGCATTCAGTCCAGGGTTACAAAAAGCGGATTATTGGGCGCCTATATCTTTCGCCGCCGCCGTAGTCAGGTTATCCTCAACCTCCTTGCGCACATAGTTCGTCACGGCATCCACTACCGGGTTAGGGGGTTGGCCTGGATGAATCCAGGAGTTCGGATCGCTCTTGTCGCTGACCGCCCGGAAGGTTAAGTAAATGCTTTGTTTTTGCTGTCCATATGTTTTCTGTATCCGTACCATTCCCGCGAACGGGCTGGACTTCCAGGCGTAAGCGTCGGTCATGGGGTTTTCTTTGCCCCGGCGCTCTGCCTCGACAGCAGTATAAAAGGGGTTCTTAACGGCTCCCGGGTACTCGCCAGTAGCGAGTTCCAGCCTCGATCCCCACTGCACCTTTCCGCCCGGCTCGGTTTGCTTTGAAGGCGCAAAGCTTTCAGCGGTCACGGTCTGGGCAATGGAAACAGGCATAACTGGAAAGTGCCGGTTCTGGTACTGCTCATTCGGCAGAAGATATCTGAAGGGCACGATATTATATCGCCCACCTTTTTTAGTTTGGCGAGCTTTCGGTCCATTCAACAATCCTGGCTTCATGTCAAAACTGGCGTATCCTTCCTCAATCATCATGGCCCGGGCATAAGTGCTAATCACCGCTCCGGTAAAGGCGTCGCCATTAAACGGATACTGAAAGGCGTCAGGAGTGGTCAAGCTTGCGTAATAACCGTCAGAGAACACCGGCTTAGTCATCCCCGGCAGCAGCATGCCGTAAACCGCAGCCTGCCACACGGCCTGGACCCGGCGGGTCTCGACGGCAATCTGAGTTTTCAGGTTCGACCAACTCGTTTCTATATTATCCGCTTCCCTCAATAATTCGGAGAGATCTACAATCAACCCAAACACTCACGCCACCTCCCGCGGGAATACCAGATGTCGGCGCCGTAGCAACACCCGCTCCCCGAGATAATCGCCCCGCTCAAAGCGAATCCCGGGCGGCACAAAACAAACCCACTCAAAGAAGGCATTGTACTTTACTGAATACAAATTTCCCGCTGCCGGTTGAGGCCTACCAGCCAGCCAGGTTATGGCCCGGCCGTCAATCGTAAAATCAAGATCGGGTTTATATGAAGTGGTCTCTCCTGTGGCCACGTCCACAGTTACGCAGGCCAGAATCTCGGCCGCTTCATAATAGAGTTCGTCTGCGGCACCCGTGCCCCGTCTAATAAGTTCTCCTTCCCATGGTTCGCCCTGCGCCCAGGTAAACTTGATCAGGTCATAATCGCCTGGTTGACGGGCCGTCAAGTCAGGGATAAAAACACAATCGCCCGGGCGGGCGATTCCTGTCTCAGCGAGATCCTTTTGCCCCTGGATGCCGACAATGACGCCCCTTATTTCCATCGGTTCCCGGTACAGCCATCCCGTACCCCCGCAGGCCGGGCAACTGACCTGGGCTCTATTGGCGTCGCCGTTGGTGGAGCAGGGGCACTTCATGCCAAGGTAATGCACCACCCAGTCACCCCGGCGCCGGATAAGATCTCGCTGCTTGGGCAGGTTAATTTTTGTATTGCGCATCACCGTCACCGCCTTAAACAGTCTGGCTGTCAGCCATCTTTGGCATTTCCTTTGGAGGAATCAGGATTACGGCATGGGGGAGGAAGGATAAAGATTTTCTGCTAGCAGTTATGGCTACAATCATTTGCTCCAATGCTTTATCGGGCAACTTTTTCATGGCTGGCGTTTCGCGGCCGTCGTGACCGTCAACATAGGCCACAATCCCCATTTCTTCGATAGCCTCACCCTTGGAAACATTCTCCCAGGCCGAACCGAAAGAGACTAATGCTATCCTGTCGCCGATACTCTTGCCCGGGTTACCATATGCGACAGTAACCTTGTTTCCGCTTATCTCTACCTCGCGTATCTTATCTACGATAAGCTTCACTCGCACCGTCTTGCCCACATTATCTGTGGTACGCAGCAAGGTATCAAAGGGCTCCTTGGCTGTCACGAGATCCAGATCGACATCGGGGACAGCTTGCGCCACCTCGGCATTACTCGAATCGCCCGGCTCATTGGTTGCACCACCGCATCCTAATAGAACTACTGCCATTGTGAACAAAACGCACAAGAGAAGGGGAAGACGCTTCATAATACCACCACCGGAATCCCTCCAAACTTTTGTTTTAGCCGGCGCAAGTTTCCTTCGCCAACCCGATCACCGTAGAACCACTTCTGGTGTTCATCAATAGTAGCGGAATAGATTCCATAAACAGCAGAAGAGGTGTAACCGACGCTCTCGGAGATGCCGTCACGTCCAATGGACTCGGAAGCGTATCCAGCCCGGTAGGCGGCGCCGGCAACGTTCAGAATGTCCATGGTCGCTTTTCGGGCAATTGCCTCCCGCAAGACCTCTCTTTCTCCATATAGGTCCCGCAAGCCGAAGACCCCCCGGAAGTGCCAGAAGTCCGGCACATAGTCGTATGTGTAGAAAAGCTGAAATACAGCCGCTCCATAGAACTGCCAGTTAATGGCCGCCCCCCGGCGGGGTACCAGGGAGACCTGCCCCGTCTTCTCAGTCCATGTGTGCCACTCGCCGGGCACGTTTACCACCCGGCTGTCCTGAAACCATCCCTCAAGCCGTTCAAGGAATAACAATGGACGGTAGGGAAGTTGGATGCTGACCCATTGCAGGCGATTCCGCGGCCGATAATACGATACTGCTTCCCGCCGCTCGTCATAATATTCCCCGTCCTGGATATCTGTAACAACAACCGTGGGTTCAAGGTAGATGTTGATCTGGCTCTCCAGCCAGGCCTTGGCTTTCCAGATCCAATCGCGCACAACCTCGTCGGTCATCTCTGCGTGGTCAATCAAAATTTCATCCTGCGCTGCTGCCACCGGCAAGTCAAAGGGGATAACATCGATCCTGATATAGCTTTGTCCGCGACGGTCTTTTAAAATAAGTTCAGCTTCGTCATCCGGAACGACCACCCCCGGGCCGCCGGACCAGGATAGGGTGCGAGCCACGGGATCCCAGTTTAACGAAAAGGTTCCTACGTCGTGATTCTGTTCGACGTATCCAATGGAAACTCCTGCCACGTTCATGGGTTGATTTCGTGGCAACAATATCTCAGCTGAACTAAGCGTGGCCCCGAATAACCAGCTGTCCCGCAACTCTTTAACGGTCATAATGGAAACCGGTATCCGCTCCGATGCCGGCGCCGCCCCGGGACTGGTTGGACTGTCAACCTGAACGCGATAAAAACCCTGTGTCGCCGCGGGTATGCCGTGCGAATCGCGAATATTGTTCAGATCAAATGTAAAGACGTGCCCACGGGAATAGTCACCATCGCCCAAGGTTGTTTCCTGTTCCGCTATTAAAATCTGGCTGTCTCCCCGCGGGTTTAATCTGTATAACCCGCAACGGATTACCTCTCCAGCCAGGCCGGTTGCCGGCAGGGGAGTAGCGCGCACCCGCATGTTATTAGCATTCACGGCTGCGCCATAGCGGGAATATTCTTTGCGGTCCAACTTAACATTCAAGCTACTGATTGGCACCGGCTTTCACCCCCTTGGATGACTTGAGCAATATAGATTTCCGAAGGCGCTCATTAACCTCTGAATCAGGCTGGACCTCGCTGCGGCATTTTGGACAGATTAAAATCAAGCTACCATCGGATTTAAGGAGAAGGTAGCGATTGCGCAGCAGAAGCTGACCACCCTCTATCTCTTTAGTTAGCTTTTCTCGGCAGTTCGGACAGCGCAACGGCTACCCCTCCAATCGTTCCACTATACATTCCTGGTCTTATGCAGATAATCCCTGATGCCTAAACTCTTATTGATCTCACTGTGTTCCTCTGCTTCTTCCGGGCATTCTTTTGGTGGCGCTTGGCGGATACTTTTCGCTCGGCTTTTCTCAACCGGCACGTAAACCGCCCGCACCTTCTCTTTAGGGCCAATTTCTATTTTGCCATTAGCCATCTTGTAAAACACTCTGTACCGTTCGGCGCCTTTCCGAACTATGACATAGTTGGGATAGATGTCCTCAATCCAAGGGTATGGATCCATAGCCGGTTCGGTAGCTGCGCCTTTGGCGGGTCCCATATATTCCTTGATGGCAAGATCTAACGCTCCCCGCAGTTCCTCCATTCCCATATCAGGTCCCGCTGTCTTCGGTGGCCAATTGTGGCCACCTACAAGGAGCCCCGATTTTTTAAAAGACCTGATCATGTAAAGTTGACCATTACGGCCCTTGGCCAGACTCCGGGCCATGCTCTTATCCCCCTTCATACGCTGATAGATTCCCATAACCAGCCGATAAAACCGTTTACTGCCTTCATTGACACCCTTGTATTGCTTTTGGACAATCTCCTTAGCCCGCTCCCACAGTTCCTCGTCATGCTCGGTTTTGACAACATTGGCCGGCATAAGACAGCACCCCCTTTCTAATGTTTGACCTCGTTGGTATTTCGCGCGAAATACACCCCACCACAAGGTACACGCTCATAAGCTTTTTCATCTGGCCCGGCATCTGCTCCTTCGTTAGCCAGGCAAGGAAAGTGGATACACTCCTGACAGTTCACCATCTCCGCGCTGTATATCTTTCATCCTCCGGCCAGAACCAGGGCCCGCTTCCCGGTAGCCTGCTCGATTTGCGGCACAAACTGTTGGATTACATGCTGCAGATATTCGCCGGGAGCGGTGGGAGGGGCAGTTAACACTATCATGTTCTCGATTTCCTGTCTGGTCAAAACCTGGTTAAAAACCATAACCTGACCACCGGGAATAGACCTGGCAATTATTCGGTAAAATTCAGCGCCCATCGGCTTCACCACCCTTCGCTGCATGGCGTCTCGCCATATCCTGCAAGAGCTTCAAATGCTCCTGTTCATCTTGCAAGATATGGGCTATTATCCTTCGGTCTTTTGCCGAAAGGTCCTGCGATCCCAAAAATGCGCTGTAATCTTCAATTGCCTTGGCTTCAGATGCTATTAAGGTGCTGATGGTTTTCGCCTGCATTTTACATTCCCCCGTTCCGCCAGCGGCTGGCATCCGGCTCCGGGTTCTGCTTCTTGGAGGGAACAGTGACCCAATGGGCATCTTCTGGAATTTTAGAGCGCGCTTTACTCATTTCCGGCAGCGAGTGCCATACCTTTAGGACGTCTGAGAAGGATTTCTTAAGCTTCTTCAACTCCTGCAGATCGCTTAGTAGTTGCGCCCATCCGGGGAAATAGCCTCGATCATCCACATAAAGATCGGCGTAGATTTTTCTAGAAGTATTGAAGCCTAACCCATCAATGTTCTCATTGAAATAATCAAACGGAATTCCGTTCTTCTCCAAAAACATCTTGGCTTCTTTTTCATCTTTCCCGGCTCTGCAGGTCCATATTATTATCTTCCCGCCGTTTTGCTTGTACCATATTAGGGCTTCTTTTACACCTTCCCTTGGTTTACCCAGCTCAGGGAATTCTCCAGTTGTTATGGTTCCGTCAAAATCAACGGCCATAACTTTGGGGAATTCTTTTAAGCCGGGAGTAGCACTAAAAGATTTTGTGAGCTTCTTTGCTCTTGCAGATACCCACTTGTCAACCGTCGATTGCCACAGGTTTTTGGGATATTCCTTTTTTCCGTTCAGTTCTTTGGGAATATCTTTAGACTTAACTTGTAGAATCGGCTCGTTAATATCCTCGTTCCATATCGCAATTAATCTTGGTTCGTTATTCTCGCTGTCCAGCATGTAGTAATAGCAATTCCAATCCATGCCGGTTCCCCAAATTTGTGCCCAAACTTCCCCATAGTCACCTATTGAGGTTACTACCAAGAATGGAGGGTTTTCACTATCGTATCCTAATTCTTTATGCTTCTTTTCGATAGCTCGAATAGCATAAAGACCGGAGTAACGCCTGCCTTTGACCATTGAATTAGTATTGGAATTTCTTTCGGACATCAATGATACCTTTAGGACGGTATTCTTGGATTTAAAGAAGGGTAGAATACTCAGAACGGTCCTGAACAGGGATTTCATCACTGGAATGCCCCGTTCGCGGAAGCTGGTATACCCGTCTTTAGCAACGCCTATGACATCCATGATTTCGATGCCAGCTTGAGACATGGGTTCGCGTAAATGCTGCAAAATGTTGTTAAGCACAGGATTGTTGGCTACTGCAGATGGCGGCTCATGACCGGCCGCAAGGATTGTAGCCGCCGCATTGTCCTCTATAGAATATCTCGCCACTTCCCTGGCTATATCCCGGGGCTCAGTGGAAGTTACATATCTAACCGAGTTGACCTCATTCTTTGTATTCAGGGTTAATAGCATTATCTGTCCGGTTTTATTGCCTAAAACCTCCTGAGCAACAGCTGCAGCATCATGAGGTTGAGATATTGTCTTCATTTCCAGGATTTCTTTCTTGGACCGGGGTGCGCCTTGCCTGACGCCGACCTTTTTCACTCTTTCGGCCCGCCGGTCCTGGAATGCATGGATAGGGAATCTGTCATGTGCGATATGCACCCGGTCGCTTGCTTTATCGACGCCAATATGAGTAAATTCACCCTTGCCGATAACCAGATGCCCCGTAAATTCGATACCCAGTGTTTCCGCAACCTTATTTAGCCTATGGGTGACTGCAATGTCTTCTTGTGACGGCCTGCTGTTACCGCTGGGATGATTATGCAAGATCCATATCTTCTTTGCGTTGGACAACACGCTGGTTTTGAACACCTCGCGCGGGTGCATCATGGCGGAATTTAGTGTCCCGACCGAGGCAAGGTGCACATTGAGGATATTGTTGTTATCATCCAAGTTGAGCACCCATGCCTGTTCCCGGTCCATATCGGCAATACCCTCAAAGATCGTGGCCACATCGTCGGGACCGGTTACCTTGGCACTAGGCACCATCAAGGAGCCTTCGCGCTTCAGTTTCAACCGCAAGGCGCTCTTGCCTCTGAGTTGCTTCTCATAATCCAGGCGCTTTCCTTTAGAAGGCTTGGTGCTCGTGCGGTTGGTTTGTTTTTTGCCTGTTTCCCGCTGCTCCGCTTGGTTCTCCGTTGCGACTGGCCGCTCAGACTCTTGTCGGGCCTGGTTCGTGGACGCATCATCTCGCCAAAAGCTGGTGATGTGCCGGTTATGAAACTTCTGCGGTACCCGCCCGCCTATAATGTGGCCGTCTTCGGATATCAAAATGCGCCGGCCGGCCAAAGGGCTATTGGGGTGCTTTTGTTTGGAGATCGTAATCCACCTGGCCCCCGCAGGGATAGGTTTTGATGATTTTAGAAAGATACTCAACCCAAAATTCCTCCTTTCATGCTGCCGGCCAGGACAGTCGCCATCCCTGTGCCTGAACCATCATCTTTACCGGCTCCCATGGCGGTACCCCAAGGCGCTTCGCCACGTTCTCGAAGTCACTTAACCGCCGGAAGGTTATTTCATGAGTCAAAGGGTTTATGGAGTAGTCATCACAACCGCACTGCTCCAACAACGCCACCAGTTCTTCATGGGTCATTGCCACATACCCCCCTTAGGATGCCTGAAGACTTATAGGTTTCATGCCGGGAATTACCGGTCGCGGTCGGCACCTGCACCAGGGATGCACAAGAGCCCCCGGCATCCATCCCTCTTTAATGTCTCCGATCTTAGATGCCTTGCGGCCTGCGTTCATTCCTCCGGTTTCCGCAATGATCTCCAGGATATCCTTTAATTTAAAGACCTTCGGCGTAACGCCATCAGTCTCAAGGTACAAGGCTTTGCAGTGCTTGCAGGCGTCCGGCTGCACCAGATAATAAATTTCATCGACACCATCTTCCTGTAGGGAGTGCAGGGTGCCAAGGTTCTGACTGTATCTCGTTTCGCTCACAGCCACCCGATGCCAGTCGCGGGTAGGGTCCTCCTGCCGGAAGACATTGTGCATTTCGGTGGAAAGCTGGCGCCACGAGGTTGCTATCTTATCCGTAGGCAGGGTTTTAAGTTCGGCCCAGTTCAGAGTAAGCAATCCTTCGGGCGCCAGGGGCATTTGCTTTAGTTCCCTGGACATGTACTTAGTGACTATATCCCGCAGGATACGCTTGTTCTGGTTGAGTGCCATGGTTTCCGCCTGTTTGGCCAACTGTTCTCCGTAGCCAGTGATGTAGGTGGCTGCGTTACCCCGGGCCATCTCAATAGCTAACTGATCCGCCCTGGTAAAAGGTAGTTGCCTAGCCAGTTGCTTCATGTGCTCGTAACTGTCTCCGTCACGCAGGACCTGGTATAACCGGCCGGAAATGTAAGCATCTTCGATACCCCTGGACAGGTTGACATCGGGCAATATTATTCCGGCCCGCTTCCAGCGCTCCTCAATACCTCTTGGAATGTTCCATTGTTCCGCACCTCCGATTCCCAATCCCATGGCCCTTTTGAAGTGCAATTCAATGAGCCGTTTTAACTCGTCTATTTCAGCCTGCGACAGGAGCAGGGGAGGGCGGGGAGGGGATTTCCACAACCGGCTTTTGTTCAGATCAGAACGGAAGCGGTAGGCGAACCACTTTTCAAGGTTTTGGCCCAGAATGCCCAAAACAGTCTTTATTTGGCGTGTCATGGTTTCTACAATTTCTCGCATATAGCGATCCGGAATCTCATATTCCCGCCATGACTTGGCCAGCATTTCCATCACAGAAGCGGCCACATCTTCGGCCAGAGCAACCGTTGCCAGGCTTTTCGCTAATTCTAAATCGGATAGATTGTGCCGCACCTCGATTTTCACAGCCATGTCGCCCCCTCTCGCATGGCGTTGTCTCTTTCAGTCACCCGTGCCGCCTGCCACAGAAAAACCATTCGGCCCGCCCGGTTTGGCAGCATGCCTTCCGGTCCCAAAATCACAGTTCCGCTTTCTGTCCGGAAAGGCGCTTTCTCCTTCGGGTCATACTGCAGATCCTGTATACCCAATACCGTCTCAGCCGGCATTTTCTTCAGCGTACTCCGGATTGCCCTGAATAGCCACGATTTAAGGTACTGATTGTTGGCTGCCACCTTTTTAGGTAAGCGATGATCCTCTATGGCATTGGACAGCATTTCGGGCGAAATGGATTTGTCGTTATTGAACAGGCCGGCCAGCAGTTCCGCAATATGGCGCTCTTTCTGCTCGGCCGCAGTTGGTTGCCGTTTTTGCAGCACCACATGAATACCTTTGCCTAGCTTACCGACACCTGACCTCGGTAAACCCCCCTTGTTATCGCCACCAGTCGTTAAAGACTCCAATAACAGCTGGGGAACATAAACTCTTATAGAAGGTTTTCTCTGAGCATCATAAACCGCCGCCCGGTGATTGCCGTCCGCTAAACCAAGCTTGCCGTTGTCGTAGAGAGCGTCCGCAATGGCGGGTGTTACCGGTCCTTTATCTTTGAAGTGTTTTAGCAGCCGGCGAAATTTGAATATGTGAAAGTCAAGATGACTGACCTGCCCCTGCGCCTTCCCGCCATGATTGCGGTAATAGGTTAAGCGTCCCTGATCAAGAGGACGGGATAACTCTGTCTTGATCGCCTTGATGGCTGCCTGCTTCTGTGCTTCCGTCTCCGGATTAACGCTCACGAATCTAAAGTTGTCCCAATTGATTTTACCTTCAGTGGCATATTCCAGGGCGGCCCGGTAGCTATCCCAAACATTGATTTTGGACATGGGAACGCGGGTTAGAACCAAAGGCCCATACTTTGCCACCAGCACCCGGATTCTGATCGGCTCTGTATAGCCGACATGCTTTGCATATTCGTAAGCCTCTTCGCCATTTAGTATCCGCTTTAATCCCATACTCGCAATCCTCCATATTACAGCAAAGCTATATATTTGGCCATGTCGCGGCGCCGTTGCCTAGCTTCCCACCGCTCCAGTTCCACTTCTTTAATGCTCTTGGGATACACGGTGATCACTATGTATGTCTTCGTATCCGCCACGGCCGCTATTTCGCGTTCCTCATCCCAAACCTCTTTGACATCTCCTTCATCATGCAGTATTTCCAATGACCTGTAGAACAGGGATATGATTTCCAAAGCTGCTTGATCACGACTGGCGCTACTGTCTATGAATTCAACGTACCGGTCAACGGCATGATGGCTCGCTTTCCACTCCTTGTCGCCTAAATAAATGCGCATGGCGTCCACCTCCGCCATTACGCGCCGGCTATTTGTGTCTCAGCGATTTCCACAAAGGAATAACCGCAGTGTTTATCCCTCCAAGCAAAAGGAGTGGGGAACTCGCGACACAGTTCGGGCCTGGAAGCATAAATGGCGCAACGTGTTTTTAATCCTGGTGCCCATGCCGTAACTTCATTTCCATTGTCATCAACGAGATGCCGGCAGCGTAGAAGGTGGTAATCCATACCTACCTTGCGGCCGTTCAACTCTTGCCGCCCCGGCAGTTCTCTCTTTGGCTCATCTCTATTATCCTGTCCGGGTTCATAGATTGCCACATCCAAAGGTAATCTATATCTCGCCAGGGCTTCTGCGGCGGCTTCATAAGTGAGCGGGTTGCCGTTAAGCCAGAGCACAAATCCGATACAGCAACTGCCGCACCGCCGGCACGCGCCAAGGCGCCTGTAATCAGCCATCCTAACTCACCACCCTGATCTCCAAATACTTATCTCTCCTGACCGACTTGCTCTTGTTGACGGATTCGGTTTCCTTCTCGTCACCGGCATTGCTCACGGCCACTTGCTTAGCATTTTTCTCTCCGCCCGGCTGCCCCACGTCGGGTTGATAATTGCCGTCCTCATCGGTACGCTTCTCAGCTTCATATTGGCTATCTTCCGTTTGCCCCTGGTTTGGCTGGCCTTGTTGTTGCTGGGAAGCCATGGCCTGAGCCTGGAAGTAATAGGGGTTGTTAATATACCGACCGGTACCATTGGGTAGTTTGCTCAGTCCCTGGCGGGCCCGCACTTCATCCACGGTCAGGTATGTTTCTGATTCGGTCTTAAGCCGGTCTACAACGGTTTTCTGGTCCTCCGCGTCCAGACCTGTCCAAATTACGCGCAGGTCTGAATATCTGGGCTTAACAATTGCCCTGGTCAACCACTCGGCCATATTATCCCGGATGTCACCCAATCCCTCATCCTGTGAGAGATTGATCAGCGCCTCGGCATTCTGATGGCTGAAAATAGACCGTCCGCTGCCAGCGTCGGTGCTAAAGTTAATGATGCCCGGGTGCATCCGGTAAGCCGCTGCCTTCAGGCCAATAACTATGCGTATAAGCTCGGCAAACTGCATTTCCTTCGGGGTGTCGCGCAGTTTTAAAAGCTTCCCGTCAAAGGATTCCTTGTCGCCGCCGGGCACCACCGGCAAACGCCAGTTCTGGCCAGGTCCTACGTCACCGAGGATTTGCCGCTTGAACGCCTCCAATCCTTCGGGATCATAGTCGCCCAGCAGGACCAATATGGCCTCCGGGTAGTTCTGCTTGAACAGTTCGGTATTGTACCGCCAGGATTGAATAAAGGCATCGGTGAACTCCAGGCTTTGCTCAAGGGCGGAAATGCCATAGCCCCAGCAATCAATCTCCGAAGATGGATTGGTGATGTCCACGGACATCTCATCTTCGGTCCATGCGGCTACTATCTGCTCGTCAATAACCTGTACCCACGCCGCCTGTGTGAGGTCAATATTATTGGCGTAGGACATACGTTCGGCTGCCCTGTCAATATTAGTTTCGCCGTTTTCCAGCATCCAGGGAAGCAGAACCTGCAAGCGGGGGCGAATGGTGGCAGGATCTATGTAGTGGTACTGCACCGGCCGGCCGCGGCGATCCCGGTAGATTACAATTGCCTTGCGGTCCAGGATTAGTTCATCCTTGACGGCTTCCACAAAGAAGTGCTTTACGGTAGGGTGTATTTCCCGCGTCGGCGTTTCCAGGATGCGCTCTACCTCATCGCAGCGCTTGTCGATATCCTTTTGCTCGGCTGCAGAAGGTTTGAAGTTCGGGTCATCCCATCGGTCGTGAACCACCTTAAACCCCAATTCTTGCTCGTTGAGCGCCCGCTGGGCCAAATGCCTGACCTGAACCACCCGTGCCGCAATTATCACCTTGTCAATGGGCGATCCCTTGGCTACTTCCCGAAGGAAAGCAAAAGAGGGGGTACGGATAGGTTTTTCCTGTCCGAATAGGGCGGTCTGGCGCCAGCGGTTATAGTTGCTAAAGAAACGTCCTCGCTTCTTGCGCTCAACGTCTTCGGCCTTTGCCTTCATCAGTTCCCATGTCCCGTCGGGGACTATGATGCCGCTTTTCAATTGGGTGTATCCTGGTATTAAGGCCATAAGCCTGCACCTCTCTGTTCTGGTTTCGGCGCCAGGGCACGCTCCATGCGTTCCAATTCCGCACGCTGTTTGCCATTATAGCAGTCAGGGCAGCGAATATCTTTGACCTGGCCGAACTGCACCAACACATACCGGGGTCCGTCCGTAATCCGGCTGGCGCACTTGCCGCACCGGTATGGCTCGTTGCTCTCCACCTTTTGCCATAAGGCTAACCGATAGGGGTTAAACACTAGAACCACTCCTCAAAGGCTTTTTTCCCGCCGCTGGCGCATTGAATGGCGTTCTCGAAAGCATCCAGCAGGTCATCGGCCGGACTGTTCGGGTACTGAACCGCCTCGTCATAAAACTGCTGGAAGTATGGATCCGGCTGCCGGGTATTTGGGTCGCCCTTGATCCAGACCTGCCCGTTCTCAAAATATACCGAAAGGGCGGTAATCCTGGTGAATTTGGCACCTGTATTGCTCAGCCTTTTGACCGGCAGAACCGCCTTGGCCAGCATGGTCACGCCCTGGGCCAGGGCCTTCTGGTAACCCTGCTTTTCAATGCCTATCTTCCTCGGTCGCCAAGTGTTGGCTTGTTCGATAATTAGGCGCACCTGCTTGGGAAAGTCTATCTTGCCGGCGTACGGCCAGAGAATCACGATATTTTTAGACTTAGTAACGCCAATGGTCAGATGGGCAAAATAGTGGGCGCTGGCCGTCTCTTCTATTGCCGGGTCCACGCCCTGGAAGATCTCCAAGAGTTCGCCCTTGAAATACCACTTGTTATTCTTAATCTCTAGATCCTGTCTGGTGTAGAACCGCCACCACTTGGGCGGGAAGATTTGCGTCGTTTCATCAATGGGCTGGTTCATGTACTCCTGATTGTATTTCAGGGTACCTATCTGCACCCGCAGTTGGCGCAGTTTCTCTATTGGATAACGGGTTGGCCAAAGCGATAGGCCATCGTCTTTGACGGCACGGTATATCTTTTGGATATAAACCGGTGCGTGTTCGGCTTTCGGGTTCAGCAACTTGGCCAGCAGGCTGTCATAATGAAGGATGGTGCCGACAACAATCAGGTCTCCATCCACCGGGTCCAACATAGGAACCACTACGGCATTAAACCATGCCCATGTCTTGGCCCGGGCATCCTCGGTAATAACATGATCGTCATTCTCCACGTCGTCGAGGATGGCCAGGTCAGGCCGGTAACTCCGATACTTCATACCGCGCAGCTGGGTACCGGTGCCGCGGACTGTTACCCTGGTACGCCAAGCAACAACCGGCTTGCCGCGAGGGGAGAGGACCGGCCGGCCGTCTTCATCCCGCTTGCAATGAACCACTACGACATCGGTGTTTGTCCACCGCTCGCCGTAGAGGTCACCCCTCAGGTTGCCGAAATCTTCCTGTAGCCTTTCGTTTTCCTCAATCTCCTTGCGGATATCTACCAGAAATTGCTCCGCCGCTGTTGCCCGATTGGAAACAATAACGGCTAAGCGTTTCTTCTGGTAACACAAGGCGTGAATAAGGTGCAGGAATGTTATCCTGGTTGACTTTGCAAACCCCCGGGGGGCGGCTATTATTAATCCCTTTTTCTCGCCGCGCGCCCTTGCCTCTTGGGCTTCGGTTACTAAAGCATCTAATTCAAAGTGAAACTCCGGTGTTTCGTCTCTGAAGATATGGGGAAAATAATATCGGGCGAAAAACTCTAAGTCGGTTTTACCCCTCTGAACCCTCGCTTGGCGCGCCAGGTTTTGTACCTTCCGCAGCAGTTCCAGCTTCCAGGCTGTCGGCCAGTCTTGCCAAAGCTGCGGTAACTGCTGCATTTGTTGCATCAGGTTTACCGCCTGCTCCTGGAGTGCCGCCTTGTAAGACTGCGGCAAGTCCCGTGAGAGCTGCTGCAATTGCTCTGTCAATTGTCTGGCTGGCTCGCTCATCTAAGGTCACCGTCGCTTGCATATTGCCGGTTAGGTTGGCGTCTATCTTCTCAACATGATTCCACCTGCCGGATTGTTTTAGGCCAATCTCAATCGCCTTCACGTCACCCATGCGCATCCGCTTGGCCAGGGCCTTGATTGCGGCCGGCGTTTCAGACCAGAGATATTCGTCCACCAGGGCATTAACCGCCTCCTTGAAGCCTGGCAGTTGTTTGTACCTGGTCACAGTCTCGGGTCTGACACCCAACACATCAATTGCAAATTGCTCTTGCGTCATCTTGACGCCGTTCCATTCCTTGCCGGCTGCGAGGAATTGAATAAACTTGAGCACATTGGGCGGAAAGTTAAAATTGAGATCTCTTGCTGTTTCTTCGGATACTTTTCGTTTTTTCTTCTTCTTGGCCGCCATAGCACATCTCTCCCTATTAGAGCCTTCTGGCGGCAATATTTTCCTACCTTCAAGCTAAAACCGCCGCCGTGTAAAGTCAAGCTGTCAGACTAAATGTCTCGCGAATTCAAAATAACACCGGCTCCTGCAGTGTTATTGCTTGCTAATTACTTGCTATTAGCATTTATTTGCCTGCTACTTTCAACCAAAACCTGCTGCCACATGAACAAGGGTAGGCGGGCACGGTGGTTTCCTCTGAAAAGTGATGCACCGCTCCACACTTAGCGCATTTCCATGCCTTGGATTTCATTCGCTCAGAAGGGTTGATCTTGTCCGGGAACCTGCCAATTTTCCTTATAACGTCGTGTTCATTCATAAAGACACTCCTTATGATTTGATATCGTCAAAAACCTCTTTGGTATCCTCTTCCACATCTTCCACATCTTCTTCCATCGGGAAAAACATTTTTATTTGTTTCGACCCTGAGATAGCCATTGATACTTTCTTCAGATATTCGGGTAAGGCTACTTGATATGCATACTCTCTTTTCGTAAGCAGCGACTGCCGGCGTTTTTCGTGACCCCTTCCAAAGAAACCATTCCATGCTGCAGAATCCACCGATACAACTTCCTTGGGCAAAGCTATATGGGACTTCAACACAGCGAGTTTTACTCCCCAAAGGTGCAATGGTATTCCAGGCAGTTCATAGGATACGGTGCTCACTATTTCCCAAATCAAGGTGGCGGAAACGCGGCGGCAGAGAGTGCCGATGCCAACCCGCCAGAAGGAATTGTTTCCATAATGCGCTTTCATCGCCTCCAGCAACGGATGGAGTTGCCTGGCATGAAAACGGTAGTCTTCTATTTTCCATCCTTGGACCGTTGGCACCCATGCCCATGGCACGCGCCGATGTTTTTCCCAAAATGTCCATGCCATTTCCGTCGTTCGCTCCTGGCGGTATCGAACCAACCCGGGGCGGCCGGCCGTTAATTCATCCTCGCAGCAGAAGTCCATTGTCGCTGCCCATTGCGGCTCCCATGTCGAGAGCCAATCCACATATTGTTGAGGTGTATAGCGGTACCCCCCCCATACTTTTGTAGCCACAAACCCGCCACAATC